CGAGCTGAGCTCTTTCCATTACTTAGATCCTACGCCTAGCTGCTTTTCGCTAGGTTGCAGCGCCTTAAGTAGTGGCCCGATTAGCCCGGCGATAAACGCGTTAGCTAATACTTTCGGGTCCGAAATGCCGGACATATACAAAGCCGCTACGGATGCGAGGGATGCTCGACCGTATGATTTTGCCGCCGCTATTGCTTGCTCTTTCATTTGTTGCTCCTTAGTGCCCTTAAGGATTTATCTAACTATAAACCTAAACTAGCGATTAAGGCTTTAGCCTTTGCCGCTGATATCTCTACCTCAAAGTGCATATCGTCCGGCCTGCTCTTAAAATCGCCGCCCCATTTAAGGCCGTATTTTTTAGCTAAAGCTCTGAGCATCGGGATCTTTTCAGCCGGGAAAGTACCGGCCTTACCTAGTGGATGCTTAGTCGCATTAAGATCAATAGCCGTACCGGATGAGTGACACGATAGGCGATCAGTAGATCCGCGGACCATACGAAAAGCGTAACCCCAATCGTCAAAGGTACCCTCATCGATCGGCTCGATTAACTCGTGAAACTCCGAAGCAAAGGCGGCCAAAAGAGGCCCAACACTTTCGGCGCACCTTAGCTTACGATCCGTACCCTTTACGGGGTAGGACTTTATTTTTATTTCATCCGGATCTTTAGAGGCCGGATACCCGTTGTAGCTTGTCTGCATCTAGTTTAGTAATAATTTGGCTTCATCGGCAGTTATGCCTAGTTTAATTAAAAGCGCGGCCTTGTCAGCTTGTTTTTTTTCAATTAAAGCTAATCGCTCTGTTGTTTTGACAAGTTCGGCTTCGGCCTCAGCAATTTCCTCAGGTGTGTAATTGCGGATAGTTTCCTCGCCTGTTTGTATATTTACTATTTTTTCGTTTAACATTATGAGCTCATTCCATAGACGTAAATTGTACCTGCATCAAAGTTAGATCCTGAGTTGGCGCTAATAGATGTTATTGCTGCTGCTGCATCAAAATATCCATTAGACACATTACCCGTGCGCCCTGCATCGCCAGGTATTCCAGTGTATGACATTGCCATTATGCCGGCTGCGTTTGCACCAAAAATCATAACCGCGCCCATCATCGTGCCCGCTGCCGTACCTGTATCTCCAAAAATCCAGCGGCTAGTTAAAGCGTTTAGCTGATTATTTACCGCAGCTTCGGCCTGAATACCGACTTGGCGATAGTTGCTCGTTGTAACGCCGTTAATTCTGATACCCATTTGGCCGGCTGAGGTTGTAGAGGCGCCGTCAAAAAGTACTAATAGCATTTGTTGATTACTTATACCTGAAACTGTAACCGTAGCTGATCCAGTTAAAGCGGTACCGCCAGAGTTTAATAATGTCATCGGTTTTAGACCGCCGCCAGGTGCGGCCGCCCATTTTACTTTATAGGGGCTAACTGTTGTATCGGCCGTTAATATCTGATCTGTAGTACCAATAGGTAAATTATCGTAGGTGCCTGATCCTGTACCTATTACGATATCTCCGGCAGCGGTGATAGTTGTTGCCATGTCATTAGTAATAGTTACTGTACCGGAGGTACCTCCGCCGCTAATACCTACACCTGCGGTAACTCCCTCGATATCACCGGTAGCACCTGAGGCTACCCAAGCTGCACCGTCGTAATACCATAACGAGTTAGTATCTTTTGTAAAAGCAAACTGTCCCTCGGCCGGTGCTGTAATTGCAGCATTACGAGCCGTAGTAGTTGCGAATACGTTAATGCCTTGCATAAGGTAGCCGTTTACATCACCGGCGGTTAATACCTCACCTGTTGTAAAGGTCTTAAAACCTTGACCAGCAGCCATCTCTTGCTCCTTAGTACGCTAATACGGAGGTATCGAGTACTCCGTATAATGATGAGTTTAGTATAAAGCCGTCGATAATCGGCTCTAGTGTAGTAAATGTCGTTTTCCATGAGTTAGGCGTAACACGGTGTACTACGCCAAACACTTGTAAAGTCTGTTGGAGGGTCGAGTTACCAGGCTGATTAGTCGTAACCTCTACCGGGTCAAAAAAATCTAGGCTAAGAGCCGCAAGGATGCCATCGTTATAATCGTCCATATATAGATCAAGCTCGACCGCATCGCATCGAGTTTGCGTATCCTTACGGCTTGCTACATAGGCCCGGGCATAATCTAGCGCGGCTTGGTCTGTATCCATTACTAAATTAGTTTGGTTATATGAGTGTATAAAGTATTGCTCGATCGAGTCGTCATCTTGAGCGAGCTGAGCCGTACCGCCTATTTTAGTAATCGAGGCCGAGTTATAAACCTGAGTATCATCTAGGCGCCATACGGCATTAAAGTAATTTATATCGGTGCCATCGTCATTAAATTTAGTTACCGGTAAAGCCTGAGACTCGATACAAAAGGCCCGATCGTGCAGCTCTACGGATCCTCGAGCGTTAATATATAAAGCGCCGTACTCGGAGATGGTCGCCGTCTGTAATGCAGCTAGAGCGGTACGAGGCGTACCCGGGTCGGCCTGAAAGATGGTATCCCCGTACTGTATCTCTCGCATTGATGGAGGCCAAGCGATCTCGTCGAGAATAGCGTTTACGCGCTCGCCCGGTAGGTCGCCGGCGGATGCGAGCGTTACGTTTGTAATCTGACTATTTTGGAAAAGTCTAAAGGCATCGACGGCGGTAATGGTCGTATAAACTACATCGGTAGCCATCTTAGGCGTTGTAGTCGTATAGCTAGTAATAAAACCGCTAAACATCGGATACTCGACACCGGCGTAGGTGGCGGTAATCTGTACCTTACGTAGAGGTGTAAGTAAGCCGTAGTAAGGCCCGGCCGCATTTTGAGGGTTAAAGTCGCCATTTTGATCTACGATGCGCAGAGTTAGGGTACCTGTTTGGAATACGTCCGCTTGAGCATTACGGCCTCTCATAGTAGTAATGCCGTCCACCTGATCCGATACATCGACGATTAAAGCCTCTGAGTCCGCGAGCACGTTTGTACCTAAGATACCCGTATTGAGGATCATCGCTTGAGCAAAAGCCGGGCCCGTAGAAAAGTTAATAATGGCGTTAATTACCGGGACGGTCATAGGGCACCGGCCACCGTAAGCGGATCTCCGCCTCGATTAAGTTTTTGGATCGTATCTTGTAGCAAGGTAGCAAACTCGTCCGGCTGAGATATAACACCGGTAGTGAAATTAAGGTTATAAACATTGTTGCGAGAGCTGCCGCCACCGCCGACCGAGTTAAGCATTACGGCACTATCTAGCTCGGCTTGCTTGTAACTAGATAGCGTACCTCGAGGTGTAATTGATGCGGCTAAAGCTAATACGGCGTCGGCGGCTTTTAGTGCATCGCTTGTAGCCGGATCTATTAACTCAGGGGTGAGAGCCTCAATCGCCGCCTTAGTTGCATCGACTACCTCCTGTTGCGCCTCCGGGCTTGCCTTAGCAAAATTAGGATCAGCGGCTAAATCTCCGGTAGTAAGTAAAGCGAGATAAGTTTTTAGAGCTGCAAGGCGCGCGTCGTCGGCTTTCTTTTGAGCGGCAGCTACTCTATCGATCATCGATAACTCGGCTTGCTCACGTAGTAATACTTGAGTTTTTAGAGCGCTTGTCGTATTACTTTGAGATGCAAGGCGAGCGATCTCGGTGAGTTGGATCTGAGTACGCTCGGAGTATTGCTCTTTAGCGGCTAACTGACCAGCTGCCACGATAGCGGCGTTATACTTTCTAAACGCCTCCTCACGTGCTAACTCTTTATCGGCCTCGGCCATTTTGGACTTACCAATTACGCCAAGCTCTGCCAATAGTTGAGTGTTAAGAGCGCTAAGAGTTGCCTCGCTGATCTCTTTAACTCCGGCTAGTTTTGCTAGGTCTGCGTTTTTTTGCAGCGCTGCAAGCTCGCTAATTTTCTTAAGAGCTAACTCGCCGTTATCCTCCTCGATAGCCTGTAAAGCCTCAAGGCGTAGGATCGTCTCTTTGTCATAGGTAGCCCGTAAAGCTGCCGCGATAGAGATGCGGTTAGTATCAAAAACCGCCGCAGCTTTTGATAACGAAAGTTTATTTTTTTCCGCTAAAGCGCTTTTCTTTTGTGCGGCTAATAATTCTTTTTGGCGCCTAGCTGCCTCGGCCTCGGCTTTAGCTCGCGCTTTAGCCTCTTTAGTTGCGGCATCGGTAGAGCCCGAAATAGTCATAGGAGTAGTAAAAGGCTTAGGCTTTAGTGCGTCGGCTTTTCCTAAATTTTCTAAAAGCGCTAAATAAGAAATATCGTATAAAACGCCAAAATCGGAATTAAAGCCCGGGATAGTTTTAATTTTTGCAATCAGTACGCCAATACCTCGAATAACGTCGGCCGTGCGCTCGGCTGCCTTTTCCATGTCATCGGCTAGATTTTGTACTGAGTCATCGTCGCCTAGTTTGGAGATAGCATCGACTAAACCTTTACCGATAATCTCTTGAGCATTACCGGCGGCTACCTTGAGTAATTCCATTTTGCCGGCATAAGTCTCTAAACGTGTAGAATTTTGCCCGGAAAATTGTTTATTTAATAGATCTTGTATTTCGTTAAAGCTTTTGCCTGCGAGCTCGGCTTTAGTCAAACCTAAACGATACTTACCTAGACTCTTAGTTTGTCCTACATATGCGGCGGATAAATCGCCGGCAACGGTAGCTACATCCTCGCCGCTGCCTGCGGATATATCTAAAGCAAGGGCTAGTAACTTTTGAGACTTTTCGACCGATCCGGTCGTAGTTAAAAGTGAGCTAAAAGCCGGCCTCAAAACGTCATCGGATACGGCCGCCGTTTTCTCAAGATCCGATATAAATTTAGTAATGCGAGCGTTCTCAAAACCGAGTCCTAAGTTGGTCACGGTACGAGTTAGTTTAGCGGCTGCCTTTTCATCCTCGGCAAAAGCCTTTACGGATGCCTTACCAAAAGCAACTATAGCCGTAACGCTAAGCGCAGCGCCTAAAGCTTTACCTAAACTTTTTACCTTTTTGCTAAAACCGCCTATTTGTTTTTCGCCTTTAGATAAAGCTTTACCGTCAAAGGTAGTAACGGCGCTTACTACTAGGCTTGGTATATTTTGCATTATGCGGCCTTGTCGTAACGGCCTTGATTAAAAGCGTTTATCGTATTAGTAATAGCTCGTATTACGGCGGCTTGAGCTTTACCGCCATCCTCGCTCCACGCTCTAAAAATCATACGACCACGGCGCTCACGGGTATCACCATAAAGAGGGCCCATACGGCTAACAAAGTTAGCACCGGCTCCCGGGTTATTAGATTTACTTGCAGAGGATCCGCCCGGGTTAGCTCGGCCGGCGGTCTCATAAATAGATCCTGAGGCCGATTTATTACCAATAAAATACAAAGCCTGAAAACCATTTTTATTACGCTTGCTCGGAGCCTGTGAGTAATAAATCCCTTTACGAGCTGCCTCGGCATCATAAAGAGGAAAACGTCGTAACGTACCCGTTGCGTTAAAGGTACGAAAGGCGGAATTTTTAGCCGTAATTTTTTTACCTGAGCTGCCCTCGTCCCAATTATAAAGACCACCCGGCGCAGCGGTAGGCGCGTAGCTACGTGCCTTATCGCGCATCGGTACCATTACGCCCTTAATTTCTTTATTCATTTCTTTTAATAGCTCAGGATCAATTTTACGGATGGCACGTAGAGTCTGTTTAACGCCTTTTAGCTCTACCGACATTTTTAGACTCCTCCGCTTGCTCGTTTAATACCTTTACTAACATCTTAAACATCTCGGCATCTAAGTCGAGTATCGCTTGAGGCGCGACCCCTAACCGTATCGATAGTTGCGCTACCAA